ATGCCAAGAATTAAATCAAATAAAACTTTAGAAAGTTATATACATGATTTTATAGACTATTGTAATTTAAAAGATTTAGCAGTAAAAACAAAAAAATCTTATTATCAATCACTTATGTTATTTTCTAGATATCTTCAGGAAGAAAAAAGAATTATATATATTAAAGATATAAATAAGAAAGTAGTTGAAGAGTATTTAGAGTTTACAAAAGAAAGAGGAAAGTATTCTTATGTAAAAGATTCAAATAGTTTAAAACTTAATCATCAAGGAAATAGAAAAGATTTTGGAAAAGAAATCTCAGCTGCAACTTTAAATAATTATCTTAGAAATATAAAAGTATTCTTCAATTGGTGTGAGGAAAATAATGTTATAAAAAATAATACAATTAGTAAAGTTAAATTTATAAAAAATAAAAGGAAAGCAAAAGAACAGTTAGATGATGTAGAAATTATGAGACTATTAAAGAGTTTTGATTTAACAAAATTTCATGAATATAGAGATTATACAATAGTTAATTTAATATTAGATACTGGAATGAGAATAACAGAATGTTTAAATTTAACAATTAATGATATTGATTTGCAAAGAAGAACTATATTAATTCCAGCAGAAATTAATAAGGGTAAAAAAGATAGAGTTGTATTTTATAGTCAAAGTGTTTCAAGAATTTTTCAAAGTTGGCTAAGATTTAAAGATTCTTTTCAAGAAACAGAGTTATTATTTCCAACTCAAAGGACAAATAGTACATTAACAGCTCCCAATTTTGAAAGGAATTTTAGATTATATAAAAAACGTGCAAATATAAAGAAGAATATAACACCTCATGGATTAAGAAATAATTTTGCTAGAAGATTTTTACTAAGTGGCGGTGATATATATACATTATCAAGATTACTAGGTCATTCTAGTGTTACAGTAACTGAAGCTGCATATTTAGATTTATTAGATAATGATTTAAGAAAAAGATATAGTAGATTTTCACCAATAGAAAATTTAAAAGGAGGCAATAAGTAATGACTAATTATACTATAATACAAAATAAACTAATAACATCTAATATCAGTAATGGAGCATATAGATTAGCAACATTACTTTTAAGTATGTGTTATGCAGATAAAGATACTTGTTATCCTTCACAAAAATATCTTTCTGAAAAGCTTAATAGAAGTGTTAGGACTATACAAAGGTATTTAAAAGAAATAAAAGAAGCTGGATTACTAAAAATTAAAAGAAGGGGAAGTATAAGTAATATGTATACTTTAATTTCTAAAAAAGTTGAGAAGTCAGTAGATGAGATTGTAAAAAAGTTTAAAAAAGAAGCTAATGTTAAAAAAACTAATTATGCTAAGAAGGAACTTAGATTTAATAACTTTACTCAACGTAACAGAAGTGAAGAAGAATGGAATGACTTAGAATATAAGTTGTTAGGTTGGCAATAAAATAAAAGAGCCTTAAGTATTGCAACTACTTAAAGCCCAAACATCTATATAGATGCTTAACATCGAATAATTAAATTATAATGTATTTTTTTTAAATAGTAAAGAATAGCTTAGTTAAATTCTATCAAAAATTTAAGTAAGTTTATTTGTATTGCAGTTAATTATAATAAGCATATTTAAGAAATAATAAAGTTAAATATTTTTATTAGAATTAACTAAAAAGGTAAGATTATTTTAAGTAGTCTTACCTTTTTTTATCCATTTTAGCTTTAATGCGACATTTATGTTACATAAGATAAGACAAGTATAACAGTTGCTATGCGACATTAATGCTATACAAATAAATATAAGTTAAGAATTAATTATATTTAATATATTGTACTAGATAGTATAATAAACTAGATATTAATAAACCTACTAATATTCCCAAAAACAAGCCTAAATTAAATAATTCCATGTTAATCTCCTTTTTATGGTGTTTAAGATCTGGATTTAATATCTAGGTCTTATTTTTTATCGGTAATTTATCTATTAATTATCCCATAATGACTGTTATTTATAAAACATCGGTAATTTATCTATTAAATATCCCATAATGTCGGTGAGAATTTAAAAACATTGGTAATTTATCTATAGGATATCGGTATTTTATCTCATTATTTTATCTTTAACAGTCATTTTGGGATATTTATAACCGACAATAAGGGATGTATCCCAATATGTCGTTTAAAACTACCGACAATTTGGGATAATTCTTTTTCATCAGCAGTCATTATGGGATAATTCTTTGTTGGTTTATCTAATATTATTTTTTTACCGACAATTTGGGATAGTATAGATAATTTAGCGATAATAATTTGGATAAAATACCGATATTATCCTTTAAATATCAATCCAAAACACTCATATCAATTTAAATAAGCCTATTCGTTCATTGGAGAGGTTTTATTTCATCCAATATAATTACACTCTTAATTCCTAAAAACCGTTCTAGTGAAACGCTAGAGAATAAAAACAATGATTATTTGTAATTAATTGTAAATCTGGAGAATGAATCGTTCTGGCAGGTCATCAAAAAGAAATATAATGTTGAAAGTAATTAGATAGACAAAACTACCAAAACGGTACTTTAGAAAGTAATAAGAAACATAATTTATATTTATAGTTTGACCACCTTCCCATTTTATGAATGTGATATTTTTAATTGATTTACTATTTATATGTAAACATTTTATAAAATCTATTGAATCTATGTAATTGTTTTCCTAAAATGGAAGTATAAAAGAATTTTAGGAGATGGTATAAGTGATAACTTTAGATGATTTAAAAATAAAATATGATGATATGCTAGATACAGAAAGTGATTTAACAGTAGAAAAGGCAATAGAAAGAATAAAGGAAGAATATAAAGAAAAGATTAATAAACTAATAAATGAATATAATGATATGGTTATTGAGTATAGAAAAAGATCAATATTAGCACATATAATTTTTGATAAAAATTCTGATGAATTAATTAAAAAGATTGAAGAAAAAAAGGAAGAGATTGATTCATATAAAAAGAAATATGAAAAAATATTCGAACATATAAAAATAAATAAATATTTAAAAAATAAACAATAAATAATTAATGCGTAGTCCTGAAACAGGATCACAAAAACTTAAAGGGTGTATTTATAAGATACATCCTTATTTTTAAATATTTATTTCCAAAATATGGTTTACATAAAGAAAAGATTAGTTTATAATAATGGTAAATAATGGAATAAAGGAGATGAAATATGAATATACTAAATATTTTCAATATAACTTTAAAAGAGTTAGAAAATAAACTTAAAGAAAAAGATAAATATATAAAACAATTAGAAGATAAATTGAAAATTAGAAATTGTAATGATGATGAAATTGTAATTGATAGCATTGATGAGGTTATGGATTTATTTAGATAATATAATAATTAGGAGGGACTAATATGTTAAATGATAATTTAATTAGAGTAGTATTTTGGCATAATAGGGAGAAAGATAGTTTTGATTTAGACTTAAAGACACCAGAAGAAATTAGAATGATATTACAATGTGGAGTAATTACACATTCTTTTAATGATGATACTGAAATAAATATACCATATAGAATTAAAGGAAGTTCTTATAATTTAATGGGAAAAAATTGTAGACAAGAAGTAAATATATATTTAGAAGAAATAATTGAAAACGTTGAATTTTATAGAACAAGAGGTTTGTAATATGTGCGATTGTTGTCTAATAAAAGAAAATAAAAGACTTACTGATAAATTAATAGAAAAAGAATTAAAAATAAAAGATTTAGAAACTGAATTGAAACCACTAAGAGAACTTAAAGAGAAAAAAGATTTAGAGGACTTGTTTAATAATGATTTTTTTGAATAGAATAATATATAAACTATAGGATACTTAGATTAATTTCTAGGTATCTTTTTTCAAATCAATGACAGTAGTGAAATTTTAAATTCAATTCAATGACAATAGAACATTAAAAATACAACTCAATGACAGTAAGGTTATAAATAAACATAAATTTTAAAGTTAAAATTCAATTCATTGCCTATAGCAAATAAAAAATATATAGGTTTTGGATTGAATTTTTTGTATTTTAAGATAAATATATATAATTTTCAACTCAAAATCATAAAGATTAGGATAGGTTACTGTCATTGAATTGAATATCATAGATTCATAATGTCATTGAGTTGAAAATAGCAATTTTGAATTAAATAATAACAATATTAAAAACTTACTACTGTCATTGAATTGAAAAAGACCTAGCATTTTACTAGATCTTATTTTAAGATACTATACAGTATCTTCTTCCCAAACCAATTTGTATCCAATAATATTAGCAATAGCTTTTACTTCGCTATATCTAATAGTATTTCTACTAAGTTTATTAGATAAGGCTTGAGGAGTTGTCTCTATTCCATAGTCTTTTAAGGCTTCAACTAAATCAATCATTTTCCAGCCTTTAGCTGCTATATAAGATTTAATTTCATTCCTAGTTTCATTACTCATTAGAATAACCTCCTAACAAAAAAATTATACTATAAAAATAAAAAATAAACAAATATAAAAAAAGTTCACTATATAGTGTTGACATTCTACACTTATGAGTGTAGAATTATACATATAGACAACAAATAAATAAAACAAATCCTAACAAAGCTAAGTACATTATCTAGTACGTTCTAAAGCAATTCTAAATGTTAAAATAGATACTTTAAAATAAAAAGGAAGTGATTGAAATGAAGTTTTTAAATAGACATAAATATATAAGCAGAAATCACATGTTAGATTATAAAAATTGGTTGCAAGTTAATAATTTAAAAGATAATTTTGATAATTTTTATGAATATGTTGACAATAAAGACTTTACTAATTTAGCAAAATTATATATATAAAGCGCTAACTTTAAATAGGTATGTTGATGATGAATATAAAAAGGATGCCCCAATTCAGGGCGACCTGGGTAGAAAACAAAAACTTAACGTCAAAATGGAGTTGAGTTTGATTATAGAAAATTAGCCCCTTGTAGGAAGTACAAAAAGTAATTAAGAATAAAAAATAAAGGGGTGAACGAAACGGTACACCCTTGCAGAAACTATAGAAAGGAGAAATAAATTTGGTAGTTGATTTAAACGAATACAAGTACGATAGACAGTTCGAAATTGGAGCAATAGTAGAATGTATAGTTCCAGACTGGAAAGGTCTTAAAGGTGTTATAACAGATTTAGATAAGGATGATATGCATATCCAATTTGGTTTAATAGATTTTGTAACTTGCAAAGAAGATTTTAAAAATGTATTTAAATTTGTATAAAAAAAGGAGAGATTTTAATATGAAAAAAGAATTACAAATAGTAAAAGAGTTTTTAGAAGAAAACAAGTGGAGTGGAATAGTTATTAATGACAATGGTTATTCAATTGATTCTATTGAAGGTGAGGAATGTATTATTTTAAATGTCAGAGATGGTGGAAATATACCTTTTGTTTTTATCATAGGCAAGGAAGATCAAATCACAATTGAATATGATGAAACATTTAAATATTTGATTAATACAATTCACATTGAAAACGATACATATTTTATGGATATGGAACAAGTTTAACATATAATTATATTTTAATCCTATTATTTTGTTAATAATATGTAAATATAAACGTGTGATATACTAATAAATCAAAATATATGTTATATTGTAAACATAAAAGAAAAAAGATATACAAATACATCAAAATGGAGATATAAAATGATAGGATTAGAATTTGTTTGTAAAAATATGGGAATAAGATATATTGATTTAGCAGAACAATTAGGTATAGGAAAACAGAGTATAACTAATTGGATTATGGGTAGAAGAAATATTCCAGATAAGCATTTAGAAAAGTTATCTGAAATATTAAAAGTTGCTCCAGAGTGGTTGCAAAAAGAACTCACAGAAGATAATAAAGTTCAGTTATTTCTTATTATAAAAAATTATCAGTATAATGAAGATTTAAATGAAAATAGTAAAATTCATAAAATGAAAGAGATAAAGAATATGATTATTTCTAATTTAGAAGTTTATTTTAATAAATGGTATAAAGAAAATAATTTAAGCACTATGGAAGTTAGTTTAATATTTTTCCAAATGCTTTCTAAAATATTAGATAAAGAAAAATTAGGAGTAGAAGTTATTCAAAAGATTTTAAAATCTATGGAATTAGCATATGAAGATGAAAATTTTAAGGATAATATTCCAGAAGAAGATATTAATTTTATTCAAGCAATTAAAATATTTATTGAAAAAGAAGATATTAAAGATAAAAATAATTTAATTTTAGAGGAATTAATAAAAGAAAATTCATTTTTAAAAGAAAAAGAAATTAAATTATTAAAAAAATTTAACCTATTTAATTTAAATATTAATGAGCAAATTGAAAAATTAAAAAAAATTAATAAGGAATATGATAATAAAGAAATATTAAAATTAATAAATAAATTAAAAATATTATTGGATTTATTATAAAAATGAGGGGAGATAAAATGAAAGTAAAAGTTTATGAACAAGACACAAAAATAGAAGTTATAACAGATTATTCAACTAAGTTTATAAGAAAGGCTAAAAATTTAAGCGGAAAATGGAATAAATCTAAATCTTTATGGGAGTTTGATATTAAAAATAAAAAGTATGTTTTAGATGCCTTACAAAAAATATTTTATGAAAATGATACTGAAAAAATAGAAAGAGTTGATGTGATAGTAGATTTACAAAAATACTTAAAAGAAAAAAATAAAAAGAATTTTGGAAATGCAATAGAGATTTTTAATAGAAGTGCTGGTACTAGATTTAATAGAGATAGTCAAGTTAAACTAAATAATGATTGTATTATAGTTGAAGGGGATTTTTGTGAATGGGGTGGATCAATAAGACATCCTCAAATTGGAGATGTTGAAGGTGTTATATTAAAAATGAATAATATACCTAAAAAACAAGTTGAAGAAGAAATTAAAAAATATAATTTAACTTGCATGACTATAATAGAAGAAGATCAAATTAGAGAATAAAAAAGTAGGTGAGTTTTTTGTTGAGAGGAAATATAAATCAAATAATCGAAGATTATGAAAATAGAAAAATTAAAGTTCCAAATATATTAAAAAAATATTCTATAACAAAAAGGGAATTAGATAGAATTAGAAAAGATTACAACTTGAACTCTAGAAAAAAAAGATTAACCGATGAAGAAATAGAAGAAATGCTTAAACTATATAAAGAAGGGCTTGATACTAATTTAATAGTAAAAAAATTTAAAACTACCATTACTACTTTACACAAATATAGAAGATTGCATAATATACCAAAAAGGGAAAAAATAATTAAAGAATTAGATAAAAAAATAGTAAATAAAATCCAAAAATATTATAGAATTGGATTGGAGAATAAAGATATAGCAAAATTAGTAGCAAAAGATAAAAATAGAAAATCATTTATAGTATTAATGTATCAATCAAAAATTATTAAACCAATGAGAAGAAAACCAGTACCCAAAGAAATAAAAGAAAGAATTTTACAAGAATTAGCATTTGGAAGAATAAGCAACAAAGATATAGCTACAAAATATAATGTATCTGCAGCTTTGGTATCAAGATTGGCACACGGAGAATGTATATAAATACAATGAGAATGGAATACCAGAAGATGTTAAAAAATTTATTAATAAATTAGAAAAGCAAATTTTTATAAAAGATAATAGAGGTTTACTTTATATAAATAAATAAGGCTTGTGTATATTACATAAGCCTTAAATATTAAAATAAAGGAGATAATGAAGAATGAATCAAATTACAAAAATTGCTACAAGTTCATTACATATTCATCCAGAGAATACAAAATTCTTTGATGATATAGAAGGTGAACAATATGAAAGATTTAAGAAATCAATACAAGAAGATGGGGTATTAACTCCATTAATAATTGCACCAGATATGACAATAATAAGCGGTCATCAGCGTTATAAGGCTTGTAAGGATTTAGGTATTGATTTAGTTCCAGTAATAATAAGAGAAGATTTAGTTGATGAAGATGAAAAATTAAAAAAATTATTAGCCACTAATTTTGGAAGATTGAAAAATAATCCAATGAAACAAAGTAGAGTTATTACTGAATATGAGAAGTTATGTGAAATAAAGAAAGGTAGACCATCAAAAGTGCGAAATAATTTCGTAATTTCTCAAAATCAGATTGCTAATGAGTTTAGAATCACCCCAAGACAAATGCAAAACCTTAAAAAGCTACAAGATTTAATACCTGAATTACAGGATATGATAGAACAAGGTCAGTTATCTGCAACAGTAGGTTATAAAATATGGGCTAGAATGCCACAGGATGAACAAGAAAAGTTTTTTAATGATATTGGTCAAGATAAAATAAAAACTCTTTCACAGAAGGCTACACAACAATACATAGATAAGATTAAAAATCTTGAAAAAGAATTAGAGAATGAAAAAAATAAAGAACCTATTATAAAAGAAGTTGAAAAAGTTGTTGATAATACTGATTATAGTTTAGAAAAGAAAAATGAATATTTAAAAAAAGAATTAAAACATAAAACTGAATTATATGAAATATCAGAAAGACAACTTGATAATTTTAGGGAGCAGCTAAATAAAATGGAAAGTGGTACTAAAAAATATAATGATTTAAAGAAAAGTATAGATAATTTGACCAAAGAAAAAGATAGTATCAGTAGGCAAATAGCTTCGTCTACTGAATTAAGTGGAATGGTTCATGAAATTGAACATTTCTTAAAAAATAAGTTAGCACCAATCACATATTCAAGAGCTTTACTTGACTGCAAGGATAATCCAATAGTAATAAAAAACATTGAGGAAATAGTACAAGTTGTAGAAAAATGGTGTATAGAAATGAAAAATCAAATAAATAAAAATAAAATTAATACAGATGAATTAGTAAGTAATGTTGAATTTGTAGAGGTAAGATAATATTGAAAATTTTAATTTAACAAAATTTATGGAGAATCAAACACAAATTAAGAAAAGGTAAAAGAATAGAACTTATTTAAAAAAGGAGAGTAAATATATGATTACATTAAAATTGAAATTTATTATAGGAGATTATTATAACTTTCGATCGTTAGTGCCAAACATTGGGTACTTTAAAAGTATTTAAAATTACTATTTTAAAACCTTAATTCAAAAAGATTTAAAAGGAGGAAAAGAGAATTTATGGTAAAACAACAACAATTTAAGATAGACTATGTAAGAGATAATAATAAGATAAAAGAGATAGCATTAAGTAAAAATGTAATAATAGAAGCATTACAAATATATTTAGATAAAGAATTTAAGGACGGAGAACATATAAGCCAATTAATAAAAGTTATATTAAAAAAAGGTCAAGAATTAGAAACTTTAAAAAAAGGAATAACTTATAACAACATCGATTATATTCCTTTATTAACTTCACCATCTATGCAGAAAGCTGAAGAAGATAAATATAAATTGGAGTACATATTTATTAAAAAAGATCTTGCTGGATTTAAAGATAAATTAGAGGATATATTAAGTTTAAGCAAATGTAAAAACTGGGAAAACAAAGAAATGAGTATAGTTAAAGATGTTACTGCAAGACTGGGATTAGCAACATCAGGTACATATAAAATTAATCATAATTTTAGCTTTATTATTCTTCCAGAAGAAACATATACATATTTAACTAATAACTATATAGCATTTAGAAATAAAGATTATAGTGAAACTGTAGATATAAAACCAGACTCAGATTTAGAAGCATATAAACATACCATTTTTGATGGATTTGGACTAATGAGTAATAATATGGCTAGTATAATTCAAAAGCAGTTAAATAAAGATTATAGAGTAGATTTTGCAATAATACGTGCTTATAATGGACTAGCTATAAAAGGCTTATGTTTACGTTTTGATTGGAATAAATACTTTAAAGAAAATTATATAAAAGATACTGATTTTATAAAAAAAACTGAACATGGTTTTGAGATAAAAGATTATAAAGATGAGTGGAAAGATACTAATGTAGATTTTATTTTAACTGAATCTCAAGTTAAATGGTTAAAAAATTGGATTAATTTAGAAGAGTGGCAAAATGCAAAAGATAATTTTGAGGATAAATATAAAACAATAATTAATAGCTTATATATTACTAAAACTAATAAGAATCCTAAAATGCTTAAAACTCATATTTTAACCAATTATCAATTACTAAATAATTTAGCAATTACAAGTCAAGAATTAGAAGAAATAAGTAAACCTACAGAAGATTATTATAAAAAAATATTAGATTATAATATAGATTCAATAAGACTCTTCATGGGGGATATAGCAAGGTTTAATGATACAGAATTAAGTGCAAGTACAAAAGTACAATTCTTGTTGCAGACATTAGGAGATAAGGCATTAAGGATTAGAGAAGTTAGAGAAATAATCCAAAATATGATAACTAAAAAGATAAGTGAGGCAGCAGGAGGAAAAGTATATGTTGAAGGTGGTTATAAATTAGCTGCGTGTTGTCCTATTAGTTTCTGTAATTGGATTATGACTAGAGATCCAGGTAATAATGGATTACAAGAAAGAGAGTATTATATACCAAAATGGAATAATGAAAAGGTTGTAATGAGTAGAAATCCTATTGCTTGTTTTCAGGAAATACAAAGAACAGAAATAGTTGATAAAGAAAATATAAATAAATGGTTAGGAGATTATACACCAGAGTTAATTTTTTATAACCAAAAAGATGATACAGCTATGTTGATGTCAGGTGAAGATTTTGATGGTGATGGTAATTTAGTTATTAAAAATGATATTATATATAATTCTGTTATTAAACCAGACGAAATTTTTGTTAATTTAAACGATAGTAAAGTAGATACTCCAAAACATAAATATACAAAAGAGCAAAGGTTTGAAGATGAAATAGCTAGTAGTGGAAATATGATTGGAAAAATAGCTAATTGTACAAGTGTTATAAATAGTTTAGCTCAAAGATCGTATTATTTTAAAAAAGATAATTATGATAAATGTTATGAATGGAAGGATTTATTTTTAAGATATTTAAATAAAAAATTTAAATCTGATAGAAAAACTTTAAAAGAATTTGATGAAAATACAAGAAAAGAAGAAAAAGAAAATTTTAAAAAATGCTTAGAGAAAAATTTAAAAAATAATAAGATAGAAGAAGAAAAAAATTTAAGTATAGATAAACAAAAAGAGTTAATTGCAAAACATTTTAAAAAATATAAATTAGATAGTTATAAAGCAATAGAATTTAGCATGATGGCAATAGATGCTCCAAAAACTTTAAAATTTCCTACCAAAGATGAGTTAAAGGAATTAGAAAAATATTTAAATAGTAAGAATCCGAGGTTTTTATGCTATTTAGATAAGTGCAAAAAAGATGAAACAAAATTTTATAACTCTACTTTGGAAATGAATGCAAGTAGAATAGCTTATACATTATTAAAAGAAAATTTGAAACTAAAAAAAGGTGAATTTAAAAATGAATTAGATAAACAAGTATATTATGCAAGTGGAGAATCTAAAGAAATTTTATATAAAGAGTTAGAAAAATATAAAAATGATATATGTATTTTAAATGCTGCTATATTAGATTTATATAAAGAGTTTAAAGAATGTAAAGATTTAGAAAAAATAAGAAATAAATTTAATTTATCTGAAGATGAGTATAATGAGAAGGAAGTATACAGTTTTAAGACTTTATATTTTATAGATAAATATAGAGATATAATTAAAAATTTAGATCTAAGTATAGTTGTAGATAATTTATTGCAGCTTAAAGTAAGCACAAATTTTTTACTTAATATAGCTTTTGATACGTTAGAAACTTGCATTAAAAATACTTATAAAGATGTAACTAAGACTTATATAGAAGATAAAAATGGAGATATAGACTGGCTATTTAAGAGATATAGAAAGATTGATACTAAATTAAGTAGTAATAGATTGATTAATAAAGATATTATAAAACACAATAAAAAATTAGGACAAGATATTATAAAATTAAGTTTTAAAAAAAATGATGATGTAGATATTGAGATAAAAGATATATTAACTGTAGAAGAAGATTATTTAATAGATAAAAATAATAATAAATTAGAGTTATATAAAGATAAAAAAGGATTAATAGAAGATAATAAAAAAATAGAAATATTAGATTATAAGATAAATAAGAAAAGTGTACAGATAGAAGTGAAAATAATAAATTAGTAAGGTTAAGGGTGTATCCACACCCTTTTACCTTTCTGTGATGGATAAGTATATCCAGAAAATTAAATAAGAAGGGATGGTTTATATGGAAAAGAAAAAATATTATGTATTGAAAAATAAAAATATGGCTATAACAATAAGTTTTTTATTAAATAAGCCTTTTTATACATTTGATGATAGATTTAATGAAGGTAAAAAAGTTTACAGTTTTGAAGATGATGATAAATTTAGAGAAATATTAACATTAGTTAGTAAAATCAGAACTGAAAATAGTAATTATTAATGTATAGAAAGGATGGATTTATGAATGAGCAAAAAATTAAATTTAAATTGGGTAAGTGATGCGATAGGTGAAGATTACAAGAAATGGAAAAAAGGTGATGTTGTAAAAATACAAGCTCAAACAGGAACTGGGAAAACATATTTTATAACAGGAGCAAAGAATTTTAAGGGATTAATAGGAATGATGAATCGTTTTGAAAAAATGATTTATATATGCAATAGAATAGAATTAAAAAGGCAGATCAAATTAGAACTACTGAAAAAGTTTAATAAAGAAATAATTTATAAAGATGATAAAAAAGTTGATACAGATTGGTTGGATAAACAATGCGTCATAGGAAATGTAGTAATAACAAGTTATCATGCAATTTCAGAAGGAAAATTAGATAATATTTACTTAGATAAAAATAATAATTTAGAAGAGTTTGATTATATAATATGTGATGAATGTCATTTTTTTTTAACAGATAGTAGTTACAATAATAAAACTTATTTAGCTTTTGAAGAATTAATAACACAAGTTCATTTAAACTCAATAAAAATATTTATAAGTGCAACAATGGATGAAGTTAATAATGCTATAAATAAAAATTTTAATAAAAGAATATTACCAGGAAAACATAAGATATTTGAATATGATACAAATAGAGATTACAGCTATTTAAATGTGAAATATTTTAAAAATTTAGAAGATGACATATTTAAATTAATAAAAAATGATAATAGTAATTATAAATGGCTTATATTTGTAACCTCTAAAAAGAAAGGGGAAAATTTAAAGAATAAGCTAAATAATAGTAATATAAGTACAGAATTTATTTATTCAAATAAAAAAAGTAAAGAAAAAGAAAATATATTAAGTACAAATAGTTTCATATCGAAAGTTTTAATAACTACTAAGTGTTTAGATAACGGTGTAAATATTAAAGATAAAAAAGTTAAAAATTTAGTAGTTATAGCATATGATAAAGTTACTTTTATACAAGAAATAGGAAGAAAAAGGTTAAATATAGAAGATGCTGAAGAAATTAATTTATATATACCTTGTTTAGATTTAAGAGTATGTAATACCATACTTAAAAAGTATAGAGAAAAAAATGAGCAATTAAAATTATTTGATGAGAATATAAATGAATTTAAAAGAAAATATAATCATAATCCGTCTTATTCTAAAGATTTATTTTATTTAACATCAAATAACGAGTATAAGGTAAACTTATCAGGCTATGCAAGATTTTTAACTGATAATTATTTTATTAAAACCTTAAAAAAAGATTTATCAGAAGATAAGTTCGCATATATAAAAAGACAATTGGAGTGGTTAGGATTGGAAGATACTTTTGATGAAAGAAATTTAATAGAAAATGTTGTAGATAATAAAGAAAAAAATACTTTAGACGATTATTTAAAAAATATATTAGGTAAAAAACTATTTGAACAAGAACAACAAGAATTATCTAATTTAATAGTTAATGAATTAATAAGTATAAAAATTAATAAAGATTATAGAACTAAGAAGTTGAGACCTTCTACTATGGAAAATATAATTAGAAATGATTTAGAATTAAATTATGCGATAAGTGAAACGGGTAAAGAAAGTAAAGGTGTTAATAGAGGAAAAAGATATATTATTTTTAAGAAGATACAATAAGTTTGTTCCACTTTTACTATCGAATTTATTATATAAAAAATATAGTAGAATTGGAACAATTTATAATAAGTATATATAATAACATATATTGACTTTTATTGACTTTTTCAGTGATGAAGTTATATAATAAGAGTGTAAAACAAAATATGTTTTATATAAATATGATGTTAAGTATAGGGAGGTTTTGCAATAATAGAGCAATAAAGTGCTTACATTAAACCTATCCCAAAGATTATAACTCTATAATAATGAGAGTAATCGGTATTAAGTTTTGTCGGTAACCAGTATCCGTCTAATAAATAACTGGTTCGTCATGTTTTGTCGCTTACCGATATGCGACTAATAAATAGTCGGTTTGTAATGTTTAAAAAAATATTTTTAGTAGTTGATAAAATAGTTAATTATAGTATAATTATAAATAATAAAAGCGGTGAACTTCTACCAGTAAGTGAAGAGCTAAAAAAGTGGTGAATCTCAGCCAATAAATGAGAATAAAAAATAAATTCCTTATATATAAATAAAAATTAAGTATTACCTCTAAAAATATAACTTATACACATTTTATTTTAAAAAGTATTGACTTTACTTGCAATAGATGTATAATAATAAATATAGAAGATAGTTCTTAGTAATTATCTTTCAATATCTGGGTGTTCAACTACCTTATCTTTTATAGATTAAAATGATGGACGTTAAATCTGGGTGTTCAACTACCTTATCTTTTATAGATTAAAATGATGGACGTTAAATCTTAAAGAGAACTGATTAGTTCTCTTTTTTTATACACAAAGGGGAAATACTATGGTAGAATATGAAAAAATTGGGTTGTACCGTATAGATATTGATTATGTTAAATATTTACATGATAAAGATTCACAGGTATTTTATACATCACAAGATAATTATTATAAAAAACCTTATTTAGGTTTAATTGCAAATTTAAATGGATATAAATATTGTATACCCTTGACTTCAAGGAAACCTCATCATAGGAATTGGAAAAATGTAACCCCACATAACTATATAATTTATGAGATAGTTAAAAAACGAGAACTACAACATGGAGATATTTACAAACAGTTAGGTAACACAGATAAGTATAAAAAGATTTTATCTGTATTAGAAATTAGGAAAATGATACCAGTCAAAAATGGTCTTTATAAATATATTGATTTTAATGAAATAGATAATTCGGATGGGTATAGAGATTTACTATATAAAGAGTATAATTTTATCAAGAAAATAAAAAATAGTATATTAAGTAAAGCTGAAAAACTATATAATGATCAAATTAATACTGGAATAATTGGTAAATGTTATTGTAATTTTAGTATATTAGAAGAAGCAATGAAAAATTATAGAGTTATATCAGATGCAGAACTTGAAGTAGCAGTAACAGATATAAAAAAATCAACAGATAAACAAAAAACTAAATAAAATAGTACATATGAACTTAGTGGACAAGCTAAGTTCTTTTTTATGTCTAAAATTAAAGGTTTCAGGTGTAATCCTACACCTTACACCTCGTTATGGTGGAAGTAAGAGTAAATAACTTTTATTTCCATTCTTAGAAATTTAAATTATTGTTAAACCATAGGCTGGATGGATTTGGTCAGTCCATTCAACCCTCCTTTCAATATCAGGTTTTGGATTTTTATTAAAAAAATAGGGGTGAAATTCCCCTAAAAACTATTAAAAAATATAATTAAGCGAAGGAGCTGTGCATAAATGGAAATTAAAAAAATAGAAAAAGAAGTAAGTAAAATATTTAGTCTTTATAATTCAGCAGAAGAAAGCGAATATAAAGTAACTATTAGTAAAGAAAAAGATGGATATAAGTTTAATCTTATAGATGTTGAGTTTTATGATTTAGAATATAATTTTTTCTGTCAAGGAAATCCAGTAAATGAGGATGAATTACTTTATGGATTTATAAAAGATATTTATGATAAAGAGATAAATTATAGAAATAAATTTATTAAAGAAACTTATAATTTCTTATATAGAAAAGCTAGAAGTTTAAATTTATGGTTAAAAAGAAATAATACCAAAAAAGTTAATGAAATTAATGAAGAAATAGCTTTTAGATATGAGGAAAATGAAAAAATGAAATCAAAAATAAATGAATATAAAAATCTAATTAATATTTTATATTCTATCAAAAATCAATATGATAATACAGAAGGATTAGATTAATTTTCTAGTCCTTTTTTATATAATTAACATTAAAGAGCGGATAATTAAATAAAATAAACCTCCTTTTAATTTATTTTTTATTCCTAAGTTTTTTAAATTAAACTAATTCAAATCTTACAGTTTGTTGTCCGCTCTTTAATGTTAATTATAAAATTTAATAAATAAATTAAAGGAAAAATAGGAGTGATTAATTATGTTAGATGTAGATAACATGAATTTAAAAGATTTTTATGACTAAGAACATTAGATCAGAGTATAGAAGAATTACAAGAACTTATTACAATTAATAAAAAAGAATTTTTACATATTTTATTAGAATATAAAGAATATAAAAGATTATATTCTGATGATGGTGAGATATTATGTAGCTTTACAATGGATAATAAATACAATTTTACAGGAAGAATATTTGTAAAAAATAATAAAGTTATAGATTTAATTGCAATGTAGGAGGAGTAATTTGGAAGAATACATAAAAATTAAAAAGAAAATGAGATTTTTAGATAAAAAGATAATAGAAAAAAGAAAGAAAAATATATTAGAATATCTTAATTAAAATACTCGTAAATGATTATTAATTAAATATAAAAGCTAAAGGGAGTTGAAGGATTATGTTGAAAGGAATGGATTTAAATGAGTTAGATTTAGAGGAGGATAAATTTAAAACAATTGATGATTCTATAAAAGAAATAAAAGAATCAATAAGAAATAATAATGAAAATTTTGAAATAGAATTAGAAGATATGTTGCAATATAAAAATAAATTTGGTGGTGATTGTACAATCGCTTGGATGGACGGAAATAATGATATGGATTTTATTGGATATATATTTATTAAAAATAATAAGATTATAGATGTAGTAGAGTACATATAATGCAAGATAATATTTTTAAAATGATGGAAGAAGATTATAACAATTTTATTTTACATAAGATTTTAGATACTTTAGTATCATTTAAATATTTTATAAAACATAAAGTTAGTTATTTAATCTTAGAAAATAATAAGATATTTTATAGCTATCAATTTAAAGGTAAAGATAAGATTACAACTATTGTAAGTTATAAAAATTTTAAAGATTTAAGCAATAGTTATAATAAATGTTTAAATAAGAATATGCAAGTTATTATGTCATATTCAAGCAATAAATTTAATGATTATAGTAGCAATTATATTTTAATCTTAAAAAGTAATATTGATTTATATAAAAAATAAAATTTTAGAATTAATTCAAGGAGGATTTATATATGAATAAAGATTTTAAAAATTATAAAAATGTAGAAAAGGAAGGTAATATAGATATGAAATTAAATATTAAAGTAGATAAAAGAGAGTTAGAAGAAACTTTAGATTTATTAAAACAAATTAAAGAAGAAGTAAGAGAGATAAATGAATTAATGATAAATTCTGAGCCTAATCCTTATGATCCATTTGATGCTATTGCAAGAGTTATGGAGGTAAGATAAAAATGGACTTAGAAGAATTTAAAAAGTTTGTTGAGTTAGAAAAGGAAAATGAAAGATTTAAAACTAGAAATAGAAAGTTAAATAAAGAGAATAAAAAATTAAAATCTATATTAAAGAGTAAGAATAAAAATCAAAAATAGGAGGATTAATTAAATGATAAAAATAAAAATGGAAAACGGTGATGAATTTATAAAAAATACAACTAGAGAGGAATTCATAGAGAATGAATTACACTATTATGTAAAGATACCCATTGGTGATGAAATGAAAGTACAAAGAAGGGGACTATATAAATTAAATAATAATGTAACAATTAATATAGATCAAATAAGTTCTATAGAAGATATAAAGTAATATGTAGACAAATAACTTTTTATGTGAAATAATTTAAGTGTATTTAAATAAGGAGTCTTGCTTATGGATAATAAAGAAATAAAGAAGAATGCTAGAATTATTATTGCAAATAAGAAGTTTAATGTTATATTGTTTACTTTTTTTATAGAAATAATTTTTTTTATAATAGGAGTATTTTTTGTATATAGTACAATTCATTATAAATTTAATTATTATGTGATATTTATATTAATGTCTATATTAATTAATGTTAATATGATGATTACTATTGGAGTTTATTTAAATTTCGAAAGGTATAATAAATTTAATTTATATAATATTTTAAAAAGATGGAGGATTTGTTTAAAGTATTATATATTTAATATGTGTATATTACTAATTGTTAGGATACTTACATTTGTATTTTTAAGTGCTTTTATTATATTTGGATCTCCATTAATATTTTCAGCATTATCAAAGTCTTGGATAGATATATTGGTGAATGCACTAACAATAATTCTAACTATGTATATAACTATAATATTAAATTTAACTTATTTCCCAGTTATATATTTATTATTTCATGATAATAGTTTAAGTGAATCCGTTAGGAAATCTAAAAATTTAATGTATAAAAAGAAAAAGAAATTATTTATATTGAAATTATCATTTATAAAATGGTTTGTATTAGGATTTTTAACTCTAGGGATTGCCTTTCTAATAGCAATACCTTATTATAATATATCTTTAATTATTTTTTATAATAATTTAATTTGCGATAATGAAGAAAAATTAATTGAGATTGAATAGATTAAATATAAAAATATTTTTAGGATAATATAAATAAAGTATTTATATTGAACTTAGTACAAGCTAGGTTCTTTTTTATGCTCTAAATTAAGGGATAGTCATAGTATCTTAAAGTATTATTCCTTAGTTACACCTTTAAATGGGGTATCACTTGAAGTTTTACCATCCATGAATTTACCAGTTGAGCTATCTCTTTTTGTCCAAATACCTGTTTTAGGGTTATATGTTTGAGTTCTTAATTTTACTGCACCTTTTCTACTACCTTTACCTGTATTCTTAGCCATTATATCAGATCCTTTCTTTAACTATCCCTTAATAATAAATTCTATTTAGATTTAATAAAATCCTTCAAATTGAAAGAGGTGATTAGATATAGCAATATTAAAACAATGTAGTTTTCATGGATGCACTAAGATAGTCAAGGAAGGTGTAAAGTTTTGTGAATATCATCAGAATAAATATGATAAAGAACAAAAAGAAAAGTATAAAGAATATAAAAGAAGAAGGATGCATAATGAGGAGCAAAAGAAATTTCAAAAATTTTATTCTAGTAAACAGTGGAAATGTATAAGGGAGTTAGCTATTAATGATACATTGGGAATAGATATAATTAACTATTACAAGTTTAATAGAATAACTGCAGGAAAAATTGTTCATCATATAGTTGAATTAAATGAAGATTATAGCAAAAGATTAAATAGAGATAATCTTATATATTTAACAGAGAGTAATCATAAATTTGTACATAAAGAATATTGCAAAGGTAATAAAGCTAATATGCAAGAACTATTATTAAGTTTGAAATTAAAATTTATGGAAGAGTTTAATTTATAGAAGTTGGGGAGTCAAAAAAGTTTTAATGAAATAAGAAAAGTCCACGGTTCGTAATCTTCTGTAAGTTTTTTTACACTTTTTTTAGATAGTGGGGGTATAGAAAGGGGGATTATAATATTGAATAAATTTAATTGTCCAAAAAATTTAGATAAAGAAGCAAAAAAAGAATGGAAAAGAGTTATTAAACTTTTTGTAGAAGAAAAAAAAGAGATTTCAGAAAAAGACATAAAAGCACTAGAAAGATATTGTGCAAGTTATTCAGACATTATAAAATTTTCAAAATTATTAGAAGAAAAAGGATATTTAATTTATAGTCCTAATGGTTATCCTCAACAACATCCATACTGCCAATTAAAGAAAAATGCAGAACAAGAGATGAGAAATTGGATGAAAGAATTAGGACTAACTCCAGCAGCTAGGGCAAGAATGAACAAGAATAAAATTGTTAATTGTGATATTGATGATACTGAAACCAAAGATATGGAGAAGTTATTCAATGATTAACCAGAAATTATTAGATCAATTGATAGAAAAAAATAAAATTAATCAAAGCTTTATGCTAGATAAAATAAATAAACAGATGGAAGAAAAGTGGAACGATGATAAATATTATTTTGATACAGTAGAGTGTAAAAAGATATATAAATACATAAGTTTATTAAAAAATGATAAAGGAACTTCAAGAAAGTTTAAAATACTTAGATTTCAATTTGAGATAATAGTTGAGATTTTATGTGTTAAAAGAAAAAAAGATAATTTGAGAAGATTTAGAGAAGCTCATATAAATGTTGCAAGAAAAAATTCTAAGTCTTTTTTAGTTGGAATTATTATGAGTTATATATTCTTTATGCAAAAAAATATATTTGGTGCTTTATTTATTATAACTGGTAATACAACTAAACAAGCTACAGAACTTTACAATACTTTTAAATGTTTTGTTAATAGTAATAAAGCATTAAGAAGAAGATGTAAAATTACAGATTCAAAAAAAGAAATTATAAGAAAAGATAATCAAAATAAATTAATAGTTCTTAGTAATGATGGTGGAGGAGCTGATAGTTATTCTGTGTACAGTTTTGCATGTGATGAAGTACATGAATATAAATCAGATGAAATTTATGGAAAGTTGAAGACAGGTACTGGTCAATGGGATGAGCCTTTGGCAATTACATTAACTACCGCAAGTTCTGGAGAAAATAAATTCAACTTAGAAATGCAATTATATACAGTGGCTAAAAATATAGAAGAAGGAAAAGGAGAAGATGAAACTTTTTATTATAAAATATATGAAGCTGATAAAGAGTGTGAAATTGATGATGTAAGGCAATGGTTTAAAGCAAATCCAGCATTAGGATTATTTAGAAAAATAGATGATATAGTGAATTTATGTAATAGAGTTAAATTAATGCCACTTCAAGAAAATATGTTTAGAAGAATGTTTTTAAATCAACATGTAGCAACAGATCATATTAAAAATGCAATTAACATGGAATTGTGGGAACAATGTATACAAGACATAAAAATAGAAGATTTTGAAGGAGAAAAATGTTGGTGTGGATTAGATTTATCTTCTCAGCATGATATTACTGCATTTGTGCAAGTATTTTATAGAGAACATGATGATAAATACTATGTATTTCCACATTTATTTACTGCTAGAGATACAGTGATAGAAAGAGAAGAAAAAGACAAAAATCCATATAGCACATGGATAAAAAATGGTGAGTTAATAGCAACCGAAGGAAGGTATATAAAGTTTAATGATATGTTGGATTACATGAATAATTTGAGTAATGAATATAATTTTGAAAAGCTTGGATATGATAGATATGGTAGTCCAACCATAATGAATGTGTTAGAAAGTGAATGGAATGTTGTTCCGTTAGGTCAAGGAACAGTAACTATGACTACATTTATAAAAGATTTTGAAAATCTGCTTATAGATAATAGAATTGTTATAGCTAAAAATAGTTTATTTGATTTTATGGCTAGTAATTGTGTTGCCGTTTATAATGAACAACTAGAATGTAAATATAGTAAAAAGAAATCTAAATTTAAAATTGATGGAATAATATCTATGTTAATGGGATTAGGATTAGCTATTGAAGATAATGAAGTAGAACATTATAATCCGTTTAGTTCATTAGAAAAAATGGATTGGTAAGGAAGTGATTAAAATAAAAAATATATTCAAAAATTTTATAGGAAAGTTTAAACAGAAGTTATTTTTAGCAGATATGTTATTAATAATTTCTTTTTTTATGGTCTTTTTTACTACATTTAAGCTTAATAAATATATTGCAATGTATTTACTTGCAATAGGATTATTTTTATTAAGTTATTTTATACAGAAAGGAGGAGATAATAATTAATGTTTTGGGATAAATTAGAAAAAAGAAGCACAGAAAAAAACTTGCAAAAATATACTTTTGAAGAATTACTTAGAAATGGTTTGGAAGCTGAAGATGATGTACTCAAAGAAAGTACGTATTTCAAATGTATCAAATACATTTCAGAAAGTGTTGCTAAATGTCCAATAATATTAAAACAAGATACTGAAAAAGGTGAACTTGAAGCTTATAATCATAAGTTGTATGAGAAATTAAGACTTAGACCTAATCCTTTTATGAATGCAGTAGATTGTATTAAAACTTTAGTAGCATTAGGTGAACATAATGGTATATCTGGATTATATATAGACAGAGATACAATGAATTTATATCCAGCAAGAGTAGAGAATATAATAATAGATGATATTGGATTAGTTAGAACATTAAAGAAGAATGCAACATTATACAATATTACAGTTTGTAATAGTAATTTTGATGTAAAGGAAGATGATATATGTTTATATAAATCAGGAATTTCTTTTGATGGGTTAAAGACTAAATCTAATAAATTTTTATTAAGAAATATAATAAATACTAATATTAAAAGTTCTAAGTATTTAAATAATCTTTTTGATTCTGGATTAACTAATAAAATTCTTGTTCAAATGACTAGCGATATCAAAGATAATAATGAGCTTAAAAAGATACAAGAAAAGTTTGACAAACTATATTCTTCAAATGGAAGAACTTTTACAGTACCAGCAGGATTTAATATATCTAGCTTAAATTTATCTCTTGCAGACGCTCAGTTTGAACAACTTAGAAAATTAAGTAGAAGAGAGATTGCAAATTGTTTTGGATTGAGTCCAGCACAAATCAATGATTTAAGTGATTCTAATAATAATAATATGGAGATGCAGAATTTAGGATTTTTAGCTGATACATTATTAATTAAATTTCAACAAATAGAACAAGAATTAGATTGGAAATATCTAAGTTCTATGGATAGAAAGAATGGATTTAAATGTAGATTTAATCAGTCTGTTATGCTAAGAACAGATGCTAAAACACAGGCAGATATTATATGTAAATACTTGCAAAATGGAGCTTATAGTATAAATGATGCTAAAAGAATATTAGGTATGCCACTCATAGAAGGTGGAGACACTGTTTTAGTGCCTTCAGGTTACTATGATTTGAAATATCTAAATGAAATAACATTAAAGAAAGTAGGAGTTAAGGATGGAGAAACAGAAGGAGATTAGAAAATTTATTGCTATTGATTTAGAAGCTAGAACAGAAGAAAATTCTAGTGAAAAAATTATTAGTGGATATATAAATAAATTTAATACTAGAAGTCAATACATGGGATTTTATGAAGAAGTATCAAAAGATGCTTTTGATAAAACTTTAGCTGATGGACATAATATATATGCTATGTATAATCATAATTCAGATATGATTTTAGGTTCTACTAGAAGTGGAAGTTTAAAATTAAATATAGATAATGTTGGATTACATTTTGAATTAAGAATAAATCCAAATATTTCATATGCTAGTGATATTGCAGAACTTGTGAAATCAGGAGATGTAGAAGGATGTTCATTTGGATTTTATGTTTTAGATGATGAATGGACATACACAGAAGATAAAATTGATTTAAGAATCATAAAAGAAGTTGAATTAATTGAAGTTACAATAACACCTTTTCCAGCTTATCTCGATAGTGAGGCAAGTTGTAGAAGTTATGAATTACATAATAAAGAATTAGAAAAAACTAAAGAACTTAGAAAATTAGAAAAAGAAATTGAATTAGCAGAGATAGAAGCAGAACTACTATAGTAGCTCTTTTTTTATACATAAAATTAATTAAGAAAGGATGATTTTTTAATGAGAATAGATGAATTAAAAGAACAAATAAAAACTTTAACAGGAGAAGTTAGAAGTTTAACATGCAATAAAGACTTAGAAGGTGCTAAAGCAAAAATGGAAGAACTAAGACAAGTTAAAGAAACTTTAAAAATTGAAGAAGAATTAGCCGAAGAAGAAATGAGAGATCTAAAAAGACAAAAAGAGAAAAGAAAGGATGATGTAAAAATGGAAAATAGAAAATCAGTAAAAGAAATGGAATTAAGAGCAATTGCAGGAGTTGCTTTAAATAAAGTAGGAGAATTATCAGAAGAAGAAAGAAGTACAATAACAAGTGTTGGAAATACAGCTATAATTCCTAAGCAATTTGTAAATGATCTTATAGAAATTAAAAAGGGATTTGGTTCATTAAAAGAATATTGTGATGTAATCCCAGTAACTAGAAATGAGGGCACTATTCCAGTAGTAGATTATGACCAAAATGAACTTGCAGAAATTGCAGAAGGACAAGATATAGTTGAAGGCAATTTAGTAACAACAGATGTTCCTTTTAAATGTACTAAAGTAGGTTTATTTCAAAAAGTTAGTTCTGAAACTGTAGATGATTCAGCTGTTGAAGTTGACAATTTAATAAGAAATAATTTTAGCGAAATTACTACAACTAAGGAAAATAAAAAGATATTAACACTTATAAATACAAATGCAAAAGCAATTGAAGCAACTGATTATAGTGCAATAGAAAATGCGATTGATAGTACAGTTCCTTCAGCTAAAGGTGGAGTAGTAACTTTATGTAATACTGCTGGATATTGTCTATTAAATAATATGAAGGATAAACAAGGAAGACCTTTAAATTTAATTACAGTTGGAGCTAATGGAGTTGAATACTTCCATAATAAACCTATTATACCATTTGATGATGGTTTAGTTGCTTCAACAAAAGGAAAGACAGCATTATTCTTTACTTTAAACTTTAAGGAAGCAGTAAAATTTATTGATAGAAAACAAATAACAGTTGCAACAGGAAAAGAAATTAAAGATGATACTAATATGTGGAGTATATTAGAAAGAATAGATGTTGTGAGTGGTTCAAAGAGAACTATAAATAAAATAGAACTTTAATTTAAGGAGGGGTTATTCCCCTTCTTTTATATAAAGGAGGAATTTAAATGATAACTTTAGAAGAAGTTAAGAAATATATAGCAGTAGATACTAAATATGATGATGATTTAATTAATAAATTAATAGAACAAGCACAAATATATATTGATAGTTGTGTTGGTACTGGTTATCAAAAGTATGATGATAAAGTAAAGCTATCCAATCTTTTATTAAAAAAGATAATAGGAGATTTATATAATAATAGAGATCTTTATTTAGATAATAAAAAAGGTGGCTATGATAGAATTTCTAATACTATTTTAGATATTTTAGCAAACTGTGGTGATTCTAATGAATAATAAATTAACTGAAAGAATTACTATACAAGAATATACAACAACTCAAAATGAGAATGGTTTTGATGAAGAAACTTGGATTGATTATTTTTCTTGTTATTCAGGTTTTAGACAAATAACTGGAAAAGAATATATAAGTGCTAAAGCTACTAATAGTGAGAATATAGTTACTTTTACTGTTAGATATTGTGAAGAAACAAAAATTTTATTAAAGCCAGGTGCAACAAAGGTATTTAAAATTAAATTCAATGAAGAATTTTATGACATACAATATGCTAGTGATTATAACAATTCTCATCAATATATAGATCTAAAATGTGAGGTAATTAACTAATGGATAGTGTAGAAGTAGAAGGAATGGAAGAATTTGAAGAATTATTGCAAGATATGGTTTTAGATATTAATGCTAAAAAGAAAGCTGTAAAAGCTGGAATAGATATAGTAGCTAAAAGTATAGAAAATAATTCTCCAAAAGGAAAAACTGGAAAATTATCAAAAATCAAAACATCTACAAAAAATACAGGATTAGCTATAGAAGGAACTGCACATGCAAAGGCTTTTTACGATGTATTTGAAAATTTTGGAACTTCACAACAAAAAGCTCATGTGGGTTATTTTGATAGAGCTGTACAAGATAGTACAGATGAAGCAATTGAGAAGGTAGCACAAGTTATATTCTCAAAAATATAGAAATGAGGTGATTAAGATGAATATAAAAGAACATTTATTAAACACCTTGAAAGATGATAGAGTTCTAAATTTAACTGCTGATAAGAGAGTGTATTTTATCCATGCTAATAATCCTAAAACACCTTACATTGAATATGAGGTTATCTCAGAAAATGGAGAAGCGTATGGGGATAATAAAGAAATATATACTAATTATTTAGTACAAATAGATATATTTAGTAAAGATGATTATACAGATTTAGAACAAACTATAAAAGAAGTAATGTTAGAAAATGGATACAACAGAGATCAAGCTGTTGATCTATATGAAAAAGATACAAAATTATATCACAAAGCGATGAGATTTAATATTTCATTGCCATTTTAATTTTAAGGGGGAATTTATATATGGAAAGTAAACAACAAAATTACATGCCAGTCATTGGTGTACAAAATGTACATTTTGCACATAAAATTAATGAAGGTGAGTATGAAACACCAATATTATATGAGGGAGTAAAGCAAATTGGAATAAAGCCTAAAACAGAAAATGTTCCAATTAATGGAGATAATAGACTTTTATATCAATTAAGTAATGTTCCAACCATTGAAGTGGATCTTTCAATGAATGATTTAACAGATGAACAAGAACATTATTTACTAGGACACGAATTAGATGAAACAGGAGGAATAATTTATAATAAATGCGATCATGCACCAATAGTTTCACTATTATTTGAATCTCCAAAGGCTAATGGGGAAATGAGATATTGTATATTATATGAAGGACAGTTCGAACCTTACAGCGAAGATATAAAAGGACAGGACGGAAAAACTACACCAGCAGTTAAAAAGTTAAAAGGTACATTTAGATCAACAGCAAATGGTCTTTATAAATATCAATTTGATAGCGATTCTAAAAATGTTACACAAGATAAGATAGATAATTTCTTTAAAAAAGTATATATACCTAAAAAGTTAATTAATAAAGAAACACCAGTTTCCACATCAAATACTGGATTAGGAGCATAGGAGGAATATAAATGAAAAGAAAATTTAAGCTAGGTAATGAAGAGTTAGAATTTGAAATGACTAATAAAACTATATTTGATATAGATGATAGATATGGTAATTATGGTATTGTTATAAACAGTTTAATGCAAGATGAAAAATTATATAATAATGCTTTAAAAATAATGTCTTGTTCTTGTGTTACAAGAGAATTAAGTGAAGATGAGATAATAGAAAAACTTACACCTAGACAATTAACACAAGAATTTATTAATTTTGTAATAGAACTTTATTTTGATTATGTTGGAATAAAACCAGAATTAAGTGAAGATGAGGATAAAAAAGAAACTAAAAAAAAAGAAATTTAGAAGATAAGCCGTTCGATATAAATAGGCTTTTTTTTATTGCAAAAACACAACTAAATTATAGTAGAGAAGAGTTCTTTAATGCTACTTTTAAAGAAATAGTAGATATGATTAATGAGCTTAACTCTTTCTATAATTTGGATGATAAAAAAGAAATTGAAGAACAAGAAACTAAGAAAGTATATATAGATCAAATCTCTTTCTTATAGATATTAAAAAAAGAAAGGGGGTAAATAATGAGTAATAATACAGAAAAAAGAATTACTGCCAAAATGGTGCTAGATGATAGTGGATATTCTAGTACATTAAAAGGAATAAATGCAGAATTAAAAAACAATCAATCAGCATTAAGAGCTACTCAATCAGGGCTTGAAGCATTTGGTAAGACTACAGAAAATGTAAGTAGAGTGCAAGAAAATTTACAAAAACAGATGGATTTGCAAACTAAAAAAGTAGAGTTATATAAGAGTAGTATAAATAAAGCTAATTCTACTTTGGAAAAAAGTATATCTGAGAGAAGTAAATTAAAGACAGCTATAGAACAAGAACAAGCTAAATTAGATAGCTTAAAGAGAACTTATGGTGAGAATAATGATGCTGTAAGAAATAGTGAAAAGAAACTTCAAGACTTACAGGAACAATATGATAAGACTGATAGAAGTATAGAAAATAATGCTAAAAGGATACAAAACTATGAAACTAATTTAAATAAAGCACAGGATCAAGTTAATAAAACTAAAAGTTCAATAGATAAATTTAATAAATCTTTAGAAAATGTAGATGGATTTAAAAGCACTAAAAAGAGATTAGAAGAAACAAGTGAAAGGTTTACTAAGTTTGGAGAAAAAGCTGAAGGACTTGGAAATAAATTAACTTTTGGAGTTACAATGCCAATTGGTATGGCAACAGCTGCAAGTTTTAAATTAGCAAGTGATTTAAATGAAAATGTAAATAAGACTGATGTTGTATTTAAAAATAATGCAGATACAGTTAAAAGTTGGAGTAAAACTTCATTACAATCTATGGGGATGTGTCAATCTAGTGCTTTAGAAATGGCTAGTAAATTTGGAGATATGTCAGTATCAATGGGATTAAATGCTAAACAAACTGTTAAATATTCTGAAGGATTAACTCAGTTAGCAGCAGATATGGCTTCATTTAAAAACATAAGTATTGAAAGAGCAGATGAAGCATTAACAGGAGTATATACAGGTGAAACAGAAGCTTTAAAAAGTCTTGGTATAGTAATGACACAAACTAATTTACAACGTTTTGCAGAAAGTAAAGGCATCCATAAAAAGATACAAGATATGAGCCAGGCAGAACAAGTCCAACTTAGATATAACTATGTAATGAGTGTAACCAAAGATGCACAAGGTGATTTTGCAAGAACATCAGATCAGGCAGCTAATGCTGGTAGAACTTTTAAAGAATCTACAAAAGAGTTAGGAGCAACAATAGGTACAGATTTATTACCTAAATTTACACCTTACATAAATCAAGCAAATGAAATTATAAAATCTTTAGCTGGAATGGATCAAGGAACTAGGGATTTAATAATAAAAACTGGTATGGCTGCTATGGCAGTCGGTCCCGTTGTTAGTGGAGTAGGTAAATTGTCTAAGGGTATAGGTGGAATTATAAAAGTTGGAAGTAAAGCGGGAGAAGTTCTAGGGTTATTTAGTACAGCTAGTAAAGTAGCAGGTATAGCAGCAGAAGTAACAACAGTAGCAGCTGGAGGATTAGGAGCTTCTTTAGCAGGAATTGCTTTGCCAGTTGTTGGAGTAGTTGCAGGGCTTGGAGCAGTTGGATTTGCAGCTTACAAAGCAAGTGAAAAATTAAACGAAAGTGCTACACCAGCAGTAGATCTATTTGCAGATAAAACAGTTGATGCTACAAAAAGAATAAAAAATGGAAATCAAGAAGTCCAGGCTGTTGTAGGAAGAACAACTGTTAAAATAAGTGAAGCAACTAAAAAGGCTGTAAAATCTTATTTAGATTTAGATAAAAAAGCTAGTAATTCACTTATGGATTTGAGAATGAATTCTGATAAGTTTACTAAAGATGCTAAGAATAAGATAATTAAAAACTTTACTGATATGAGTAAAAGAACTAGCAAATTAAGTAAAGAACAAAGGCAAAAAATGACACTTGATTTTAAGAAACTTGTTAGTGATACTGGTAATTTAAGTAAGAAAAATAAAGCTGAGATTATAAAGCAATATACAGCAATGGTTAATGGAACTAAGAAATTAAGTAAGAAACAAAAACTTCAACTTATAAAAGATTTTACTGATACTTTAAATAAGAGTACAGCTATTACCAAACAACAATCTAAGGCTTTACAAAAGCTTTATAAAGATATGGGAGATAAAATAAAACTTGGAATTAAGAAAAAACAAAGTGAACAACTTAAAGATTTACAAGATTATTTTGGAAAAAGCAATGCTTTAACAGTTAAAGAAGAAGCAGATATATTAAAGAAAACTAAGGATAGTTGGGATAAAAAGCGAGATACTGTAGATAAAATGCAAGAAAAGATAAATAAGATTATATCTAAAGCATCAGAAGAACATAGGCAAATAACAGATAAAGAAGCTAAAGAAATTGGTGATATTCAAAAGAAAATGAAAGAAAGTGCAATAAAAACTTTAAGTGATAATGAAGTTCAATCTAAAGTTATACTTGAAAGAATGAAAAGCTATGATGGCAATATAACAGCTCAACAAGCAAGTGAACATATTAAAGAACTTAATAGGCTTAGAGATGGTTCTGTTAAGGCAGCAAATGATGAATACAACAAAAGAATAGCAGAAGTTATACGAATGAGAGATGAAAGTAAAACAATAACTGCAGATCAAGCTGAAAAACTAATTAAAGAAGCTGAAAAACAAAGAGATGGAACAATTAAAGCAGCAGAAGCAACAAGAAAAGAATCTGTTGATAAAATTTTAAGCATGAATAAAGATATAGGACAAGATGTTGATACCACAACTGGGAACGTATTGAGTGCATGGCAAAAGTTTGCTAATTGGTGGGATAAATGGTTTCCACAGCCTAAAACACTTTCAGTGGAAGAAACAGGTAATTCTCCTAATATGTTTGCTAGAAGGCAATATGGGCATAACTGGACTGGTAACTCTTGGTTTAAAGGTGGATATACTACCCTTCATGAAAGAGGATATGAATTATATGATTTACCAGAAGGTACAAGAATATATAATCATGATTCCAGTGAAGCTATGGTAAAAGCTACTGCAGAAAAGACTGCTGAAATTGTTGCAGAAAATATATTGAATGGAATAAATTTAAACATTCCTAATAATAATATACCAAACATAACTATAAAATCAGATTTACATATAGGAAATTTAAATGAAGGTAAGAAAGAAGATTTAGAAAGAATGTTAGATAAAAGAGATAAAGAAGTAATAAATAAAGTAATAAAAGTTATTACAGAAAATATGAGTGTTAGATAAAAGGTTAGGAATAAAATCCTAGCCTTATTTTTTGCATAAGAAAGGAGAAATATAAATGAGTAAAAAACATGGATTAAGATATACAAAATTATATGGAGTATGGGGAATGATGAAACAAAGATGCTATAATTGTTGCAACAAGGATTATAAAGACTATGGAGCAAGAGAAATAAGGATATGTGATGAATGGAAGAATAATGTTAAAATATTTTATAATTGGGCAATTAATAATGGATATGAAGAAGGGTTAACATTAGATAGAATAAATCCAAATGGAAATTATGAGCCTAACAACTGTAGATGGATTACTAATGCAGAACAACAAAATAATAAAAGAAATACTATTCATGTATTATATAAAGATAAATTATTAACATTAACTGAATTAAGTAACATTACTAATATAAAAAGAGAAACTTTAGAAATGAGATATATAAGAGGGGATAGAGGAGAAAGATTAATAAGACCAGTTAGAAAAAGATGTGCTTAAAGTATTGAAGAAATAAATTTATAAGTATATAATAATGTTAATAAATAATAGTAATCTATGTTAATAAAGATAGAGTTTTTTTATAGTATAGAATATAGGCAAAAGATACTTAAATAGGGAGTTTGTAGTGTTTTGAACAATAACAATTCTCTACTAATAGTGAATTTATAGCAATTATTGCAGACAAGCTTCGTCTTAAAAATAAAGTTTCATAAATGGCTTGGTTGAGGGAAAGTTGATTTTATTTGTACCAATAAATAATTGAAAACACTCAAAAATTATTATATAAATGCAACTAAATAATATTTAAAAGATTAAAAAATACCTTCTATTTATTGAGTTTATAAACTTGATAGATAGGAGGTATTTTTTTATGCCATTAATTAAGAGTAAAAGATGTTATGCTGATATATTCAAGATTTTATAGACCATTGTACATTAAAAGGATTATTAAAGTAAATGATAGATACTAATATTTATAAATTCACTTTTTTGACTTTCTTGTAAATGTTTTCTTATTTATTTATAATTAAATTATACTTTATATAAAAATAATAAGGAGTTGAATAATATATGAAAGTAAGTAAAAAGAAAAAAATTATAATAGGAATAATTGCAGTTATTATAATTTTTATAGCATTTTCAGTTATTAAACATATTATATTTTTTAAACAGGATAGTATAAAATATTTAGAAAATTATAAGACAACGCATGATTATGAACAAACTGTACAAGAATTAAATAATTTATATACAGGGAAAGATCAAAATGAAAAACAAGAAGTGTATAATATTATTTTTAAAGATGAAATAGAACAAGCTAAGGCTAAACAAAAAATAGCTATTTCAGATTTAAAGATAATAAAAGATCCTTATAAAAACCAAGCAGAGTTTAAAATTGATAATCCAACCGATCAAGAAATTTTTTATATAGAATTAAATATAAATTATCTTGATAAAAATAAAAAAGTAATAAGTTCTGATTATACAAATGCTATGAGTATAGCACCACATAGTAAAAGGTTAAAGCAAGTATATCTTAATCCACCAGAAGGAACTAAGGGCATATCTGTAGAAATTACAAAAGTTAAATTTGAAAATTATTAGTATAATTTTTATTTAAAGGTCTCCATCTTATTTTGCTTTCCTTCAAGGTGGAATATTTTGCTACCAACTTCCAAGTTTTTAGAATTTAATATTTTTAATTTATTTACTGGGTATCTGTAAATATTTTATAAAATTTATGTAATTGTTTTCTTAGGGTGGAAGTATATGAGATGATATAGGTGATAACTAGAGAAGAATTATTAAAACAAGACACGATGAATTAATTAAAGTCTCAGAAAATGATATGGATAATTAATTAAAGAAAATTAGACAGGGTGAAATTCAAAACAATATTGCAAAAATTTCAATACATGATGAATATACAGACTATATTTTACAATAAGTAATTGATAAATATAAAAATAAATGTGAAATCATACTTTAGGACTTTGCATATAAATTTAAAAGATGTACTATAAGATACTTAGATTAATTTCTAGGTATCTTTTTTCAACTCAATGACAGTAGTAAAATTTTAAGTTCAATTCATTTACATTATGATATTCAATTTTCAATTTATTTTATTTTGTTTTAGTTTGCTAAAGTTTAAAATTGAAATTTTATTAAATATTATATAATTATTTATATAAATATATAGTTACAATTCATTACTTAATAGGTAAACAATTGAATTATATTTAAACATTTGTGTTATATTTAAACATTTTGTTATACCACTTGAATTTAAATAAATGTTTTTTTAATATAAAAATATAAAGGTATTTGGGAGGTAAACTTAATGAAGGTATCATTTCTTGACGAGAGTGGTAAAAAAACTTTTTTAGAAAAAGATTCAAAGGAGCTAGCAGATATTTTAAATTTAATAACAAGAGAAGGTATGGAACTTAAACTAGATTTTGGTAAAGATTGTTTTATACATGGATATGTTGTTAAAACAATGTATAATTATAATGAAGAAAAAAAAGAAGATATATTAAAAATATATATATCTGAAAGTTATAATAATATTAAATTAAATATAAATAAAGCAATAAAAGAGATTAACGAAAATATAGAGTATATAAAAGATTATATTTAA